AGGAAGCAACCACCATAAACACGTTGCCAAGAACGTGGAGCACCAGAATTACCAGGAGAAGTAAAGCCATAAATAGCCTCAATACAATGGGTGATATCAGATTCAGGAACAGAAGTTAAAGGCTGAGAACCATCTTGCAATTCAAAAGGAAGTTCATCTGTAAAATTCTGATCACGGAAATAATCATTATAAATCTTCACGTAAGCGGAAAATGGAAGGAAATTATAAGATGAGCTATTAATAACGCCACCGACGGTACCAGCGGCATTCGTAGGAATACCTAAATAATCAGAAAGCATTCCAACACCAGCAGTCTTGTACAACGTAGAAGTACCTTGACTAAAGTTTTTGTAGGGAATAATAGGAGCAGAAGTACCATCTTTACCACCAGTTATAAACTCTTCCCAATTGGGCCAAAGAATACGAGTGGGAACAAAAAACCAATACATCGAAACATCAATCTGATGCATCAGAGGGAGTACCTGAGGAGCAAGACGAATTCTATTAGCAGTAGCCAACTTAAAAGAATCATCGGGAACGCATTCTTCAAGAAAAAAAGGAACAATCTCACCTGCCTCGCAAGTAAGTTTATTCACACGAGAAAGATCAAACTTGTTACGTTTTGGCCTTCTCAAAAGAACTGAATTAATATTATTACGTGCCATACTAAAGTTTATGTTTCTTAATTAAAATATCCTGTAAAATTACTGATTGATGCAAGTCGCGCGCTCGATTACGCTCGTCGATAAAATAAGGAGAGGTTTCGAACAATCGTTCAAGTTCCTTAAAGGAACAAGTTTTCCGTCTTGTAAACCACACATCAAGGAAATCGTTTTCTGCCTTCTGTCGCTTATTGGATTCCTCGACAGCATGGAAAAAGTGGAGCTGTTTGAGTTCAGAGGAAGTGAAAATCTTTCGTTGCCAATACTCAGGTAAAGACACTTTATATCCCTCCTTGGTAACGTAAAACAAACGTTGCTGTCTGCGATAAAAGTTCTTCCAAGCCTCCGTAAGGTGACACTCGCCGAGTCGCTTCGAACACCGTAATCCAGCTTTAAATCCAGACGAAGTGATCGCATGGGGGAGCACGCTGTCACAGAGACAATACTTAGCACAATAACGAATACGATTACGAGTAACATTGCTAACCGAGATAAAACCTTGGAAAAGCCACGCCTTTTCAATAATTCTCGTAAGAATGCGTATTGTTTGGGGCGGAAGACCAAACAATAAAACATGAAAATGAGGTCGGAAAGTTTTAGGACCATATTCCGAAACGGCGAAATACCGTAAATCTCCCTTCTTGCTTCCATACAAGGATTTACGCAACCTTTTGATGAAAGAGGACACGTCTGACAACAACGCAACTCTAATCGCTCCTTCATTTGCCTGAATATAGGGGACGTTTTCTTCATTATAAGTTAAAGTTATAAATAAATTTACTCTACGATTACGCTCATGAAACCTTGCCTCTTCTGTAAGCCTAGCACTCCATTGGTTCCTACGCTTACTACGACAGGCATAACACTTACCACAAGGCACAATGCGAGAGCCAAGCCTAACAGGAGAGGTACACTTCATAACTACAATCTTATACCACCACGTGAAACACGATATGTACGAACTCTACGACGACTACGTCTTCTTGATCTTCTTAATCTTCTACGTCTCATAATAATAAAATTTTAAATTAATAACTCAAAAAACCAGACTTATCGGATTTGCCGGAAAGCATTTTAAAAATACCATAAAATAAACCTTTCAAAGAACTAAAAATACCAAGTTCACCAGGAATTATACCCATCTGCTGATATTTATCCTTATCAACTTGAAGTCTCCAAAGTTCACCTTGTTTTAGCTTCAATTCCTCATCTCTAAGAGTATTTAATTTACGAGAGGAAACCATATCAAGATACATCTTTTGAAGATTAGCAGAAGCCGTTTCAAGCGTATTTTCAGCTAATTGACGTTTCATCTTATAATCAAAATTCTTAGAAGCAAAATCCATAATACCATTCATTTGACGTGTAAAAGCCTCTACTCGATTCAAATCAGCAGCAGTAGATTTTAAAGCAGTATCAGCAGCAATATTTGTCTGTTGATTATCCTTAACCTCTAAATCTTTACGACGATTCATTATCTCCATTGCGGCAGGCATTATTCCACGAAGAAATTCTCCAAAAGCAGCAGAAACTTGTCCAGCACCTGCGGATTTAACTTTAGAAGCATCAATATCGCCCAATGAATAAGTAGGAGAAGAGGCGGCAGTATTACCACCATAATTACCAAGAGCCAAAGCAGGAGAAAGACCAGCATTCTGAAGACGCTGAACAACTTGCGAAGGATCATTATAAGCATTCTCACGATTCCATTGTTCTAAATTACGTTCCCATTCAAGATTAGCAGCTTCACGAGCATAATCAATCTGGGTTTGTAAATTCTTTTCAGACTGTTTAGCTACGACCTTAGCAGCCTTCTTATTAGAAGAACCTCCAAGAAGACTACCAGCTAAACCAGCACCAGCACTAATTAAAGCAGAACCAATAGCAGACATAATAAACTATTTTTCTAAATCAAGAAGCCAAGGCTTCCATTCTAAAGTACCTTTATCACGAATAAAAAGAGGAAGAAGTTCAACCTCAACACCTAAAGAATGAGACATATCAGATCGAACATGGTCAAAAGAGGAAAAATCAGTAGCGTCTTTAAAAGGATAAATCATAAATTGAACATCAGGATCAGTCTTCTCTTTTCGGTGAATATTAACAAGAAACATTACAGAATCCAAATCATTACTATCAAATAAAGAAATTTGATAAACAGGATAATTCTGACGAACAGCATTAATATCCTTAACAGGACACAAAACAACATCCGGCTGGGGAGTGCCAAATTTATTATCAACAACATCGATAATACAAGGATGAACAGAATCAAAATCCTTCAAACCTTCAAAAAGAGATTCTTCAAAAGCAAGGTCAATGAAAGCCTGACGTTTAATACGTGGATGACCTTCAATAGAAGAAATAGCAGCACGTTTACGATTAAAATGATCTTGCAATAATTCAGAATACTTTGTTTCCATAAAATAAGATTTAATAGTTATACAATTGTGTAGGGCAAAGATTAAATAAAAAAACAGGATAAAAAAGTAAAAATCCAAATTTAACATCTTTTAAATTTGGTGTCAACTGCGATAGATATGTCAAGTAGACAGGGAGCGCACGTCGGAATAAGTCCGACTAGTTGACAATAAAAAAATAAGGCCTATGCAAATGCACAGACCTTAAATATAATCGTATAGGCTTAATCGGTCGGATTTCACTCAACCGCTTCGCTATTTCGTTGTCTCGACACGATCTACGCCTTCCGAGGCGGTATCAGAGACCTGCGGTGCTGGCTCCTTGCCTATGTCCGTCTGAGGGACGGCCGGAGCCTGCTCGCTTTCGCTCGTAGAAGACGATTCTTGGTCTTCTGGGTCAAAAACTTGATCAACAGAAGGCTTAGGAAGCATATCATGAAGCTCGTCGAATTCAAACTCTTCCATAACGTCACCATACACAGGTTCTCGACAATCAGTAGATTCAAGACCTTGACCAATGGCAAAACGCTGGAAAATTTCCTGAACAGACATACACTGATCAGGTAAAGTCATAGATTCACCTAAAATGGGTTCAGCAACCTCAGAAATAGGTAAATTATCAATCCATTTATTTCTTACCGTCATAACATAAAAATTTAAAGCATAGGAGTACCAAATTTAGGAATAGGACGTTTAGCTTGACAGCCAATCAAAATCTCACACCAGTAATGATGAGAAACTTCTCCATCAGCAACAGTAAACATATCCGTACGAGGATTACAATTCATAAATTGCTGATTCAAAACAGGCAAACGATCAAAAATACGATTCATATGAAAATATTTAAGAGCAGTCTGCATCTCTCCATGGGTTTCAGAAGGAGCAAAACGATATTCTTGATAACGAGGAACATAACCAAAAGGCTCATTCAAATTACTAGCACCAGAACCAGCAAAAAGTTCACGATTCAAAATTTCCTGATCGCCAATATGAGCCAAAACAGGCCAGAAATAATCAAATTTACCAGTCAAACCATGAAGCCAATGACGGCGAGTAATATTCTGATACTCTGGACGAGGACGAATAACCATGACACCCATTATATAGCCATGTTCCTTGCAATAATAAGAAATAGGCTTCTGACCACCAACTGAAAGAGCCTTACCAGCAAAATCAGCAAGCGGAGAACCTTCCTGAGAAGCAGAAGTCTGGTAAACAGCGTCAACAAGAACAGGATTATGAGAAGCACCAATAAATTCAGCACGTTGAAGACGAGCGTCTGGAGACTTAACACCAAACATCGAATAAATCATCTCAGTAAGCCTGGAGCCACCAGCATTCATTCGTTCCAAAAATTCTTGAATACGAAAAGCACGACGAAGTTCTATAATATTCGTATTGGTAGCCTCAGAAAGATCAGCATAAACAGGGTTAGCAAAAGAAGTATTAGAAGTATTAGAATAAACTCCCATCTTCTTACCAGCAGTATTTGTAGCACTACCCACAACATTACCTGGGGTAGATTTTCCTTCAGTAGTAAGATAAGAATAATTAGTCATGGAGGCAGTACTGGTATTATCTCCATACATAACAGGAGCAGTATCACCAAGAGGAATATTTACAATGGGGCCACGTTGCGTATTAGGAAGAGCAGAAGTAAAATACTCTTTCTTCCATGAAGCAAGGAAGCAACCACCATAAACACGTTGCCAAGAACGTGGAGCACCAGAATTACCAG